TTCCACATGTGCTCAATTGCTTCTCTTATCATTTCCATGTTTCCTCCTAATCGTAAATGTCGCCCCAAGTTTTACCTGATTCATAATCTACTTTGTTTGGTACCTCCAGGTCAACTGCGGTTTCCATTATTTCAATTATTTGCTTAACCTTCTTATCAGATTCTACAGAAATATCCAGCTCATCATGAATTTGTATATGGGCGACAATGCCTTCTTTGTATAGCTCCAACATCGACTTTTTAGTCATATCGGCTGCAGATCCTTGTATTAATTTGTTTAAAGCTTTGTAAGTATAGGCACGTTTAATCCCTGGTCCGTGTTCCTTGAGTGCTTCTTCATGAGTCAAGGCTTTATGCATTCCAAATTGATTAGGTTCCCATAAATGAAACCTGCACAATCTTCCCAGTAGCGTTCTGATTTGACCACGATCCTGTGCTCGATTTGATGCAGAGTTCATAAGCTGTTTAACAAAAGGGACTTTATCATGGTATTGTCGGAATAATTCATCTGATTTTTCTTTACTGACTCCAAGTTCAGCTTGTAATTTATTTTTTCCCATTCCATAAAATAATCCTAAATTAATAGTCTTGGCTTGTGATCTAGGAATTTTTGCCATATCTGCAACGATTTGATGAAAATCTGTATCTGGATCATTGTGATAAGAATCAACAACATCATAAACAGAGGGGAACTTGTAAAGAGACGCATAATGTACCACGAGCCTTGGTTCTTGTTGTGAGTAATCAAAACAACCCCATTTACAGCCTTGCTCTGGTAAAAATAGACTTCTGACTAAAGGTCCGAGGTCCTTGTTCCGTGCTGGAATCTGCTGGAGATTTGGATTCTGGTACGAGAATCTTCCTGTGACTGTCCCACCATTATCACCACGGATCTGATTAATATCCGCATGTATTCTACCCTTATGCTCAAATTTAATGATGGTATCAATGAACGTTGTATGTGCCTTGTTTATTTCTCTCGCTTTTGCTATTTTCTTAACTAGAGGATGATTATGTTCAGAAAGGAAATTTTTTGTGAATGAAGGAGCTTGTGTTTTTTCAGTTCGTTCGTAAGGTAGCTTCAATTTGTCAAAAATTTTGGCAATCGATCTTGCTGCCCATATTTGAGCATCTATCTGTGTTTCTTTTTTTACTTCTAGCAGGAGTTGCTTTTCTTGTTCTGTTAATTTTTGTTTCAGTTGGTGAGCTTTTTCGACATCTACGAGGACACCCTTAAATCTCATATCAACAAGACAAGGAAATAAATCCGTTTCTAAATCAAAAATACTTTGAATATCTTGATTTGTTATTTCTCTCTTCATGAGCTGCCATAACTCTAGTGTTAAAGAAGCATCACGTTCTGCATATTCACCAACAAAGGTCGCTGGTAATTTCCAAAGTTCTGCTTTTGGATCAACACCCCATTCTTTTGCAGCTTCGACTAGAGCAGCTTCACTTTTCCCATAGCCCAAATAATCCCAACCTAATGAATTTAAATCATAGCGATATCGATTTTCATTAACTAATGAGGCTGCTATCATGGTATCAACAATAATTCCATTAATCTTTATTCCCAGGTTTCGAATCCAACAGACATCATACATGGCATTGTGAAATATTTTTATAGCAGGACAGGCCATAGTGTCCTTAAACCATTGTAAAACTTTCTTACGATCCATGTTTGGATTATTTCCATGAGCAATAGGAAAATACCATGAGCGACCTTGCACTGCGACAGCGATACCCACTACTTCACCATTACCTATAACCGAACCTGATCCTTTTTCTTTTAAATCGGGATCTCTGGTTTCAAGGTCAATTGCAATTTCATCACATTTTCTAAGATCAGGAAATTCTGAAGGAGTAGTCCATTCTTTTTGAGCAAAAAATTTAGGAATTATCATAGTCTCTTTCAATAATCATATCAATCATATGTTTAGCCTTTTCTAAATCTTGCTTTCCTCCTTTATCTTGATGTCGTACTACGTATTTAATAACACAACCTTCAGGATATAGCAACTTGTTCTCAGTTACAAACCGACTCGGCTGCAATTTATATTTCTTGTAGTGATCGCCACCGACCTGCTTTTTCCAAACACTCATACTGGATACCCTTTCCTTTCTATTTTTGCTTTTAATAAGTATAAATTTTGTTTTGCTCTTGTTGCGCCTACATAAAAAATTCGGTGTTCTTCATATCGTTTTTCTTCATTATTAGTCATTGAATCTCTTATTTTGTTTGTGTTATCCATTACCAAAACTACATTATCCTCTTCTTCTCCTTTAGTAATATGAATTGTTTGTAATTTAATTCTTGCCGAAATACTTAATTTTTCGCCACTACTTAACATTGTTCTGATATATAATTTTTCATTAGCATCGGCTCTGGTAAAAATATCAAACCAGATAATACCCTGTTGAAAACCTGCTTCTTCTATTTTTATTAATTCTTTATTTTTGAATAGTTCTTCCTTGTATTCAAATTCCAAATAATCAAATATGTCTTTGCATTCTATTGAAGTTATGGATTCTCCTTTGCTCCAGCGAGTCCAACTCAGAATGCTTTTGTATAATCTAGCATCATAACTTTTTCCTTTCTTTGTTTCGTAATATAAATTTTTTGCCTTTAGCTCTTCTCCTATTGTCTTTAATTTAGAATTTGTTCGAGCAAGAATAAGCCAGTTACCTGTGCTTAATGTCACTTGATCTAAGGAATAGATTGATTCTTGATTACCAATAATAATGGTTCCATCTTTATCTTTTCTTGGTTCCCATTTCTTTTTAATTCTTTTATCCTCCGGAATTCTTGAAATCCATTCATTTGCTTTTTCTTGGACAGCTTTTGGTACTCGTTGAGATTCTCCCAGGAATTCATTATCTGCTGGTTCATTTATAAATCTTCTTACGTCCGCCCCAGCCCAGGCAAAAATAGCTTGATCATCATCTCCTGCTAAATAAATATCTTTGGTTTTTGTTTTTAATATATCAAACATTCTCCATTGGACTGGAGATAAATCTTGTGCCTCATCTATAAAAATTACATCAAAAGTGGGAGATTTTTCTGATTCCTTCATAAACTTATTAATCATATCTGTATAATCAATTAAATTATTTTTTTGCTTATAGTTCTGAAGGTTAATATCAATATGTTTTAGGGTTTGATAGTCAATTTTTCTGGAGTACTCATTTGTATTGAATTCTGATTCAACAGGAATATCTTTAACTCGTGCTTTATTTATTAATTGAAAATATTCTGAATCACAGGTTAGGTAACCATTGCTTTCTAAATCATCGTATTTCGTATATTTCACACGAACGCCTGTGGCTCTACCAATCTCTTCGTAGTGTTCTGGTTGCATAACTCTATCTTCACTCAATCCTAGCGTATGAAACGCAAGAGAATGAAGCGTTTGAAAAAATTTTAAATCCTTTTTTATAAACTTATCTTTATAGTCCTTGTCTTCTAAAAAAGTATCTCTAGCGTTGTATGCAGCTTTTCGGGTAAAGGCAAAGTATCCAATACGATTTATCGGGGTACCACTAGCAATGTACTCTTTAACATAGTTTAATAAGGTGAAGGTTTTTCCAGTTCCAGGGGGGCCTAATACTTTTATTTTTTTCATTATATAATTTCTTTTGTTGATTTAATAGGAATCAATTCGTCCTCCAGGTCTTGTTCCTTGAAAATTGATTCTTTAACTTGAACCACATCAATTGGCTCGTGTGATTTTTTGTCCTTATTATTTTTAGGAAACCTTTTTCTGGTGAATTCTCCTTTGATTCTTTCATCGGTTTTTATCATTTGGGCCGTTCTGTCTGATTTAACTTTCCATTCCTTGCTTTTTAAGAAATTATAAAAAGGATCGAATCTGAAATAAGCATATTTATCTTCTAAAAGAGTAGCTCCGCTTTTAAAACCAACATACGTTTCCGCCTTCGGTCCATTGACATATTCTTTCATATAATCAAATAATCGTTCTCCATCACTGGTCCCTCTTGGAGGATCAATTGTTTTCTGTGTGGAGAATAGTACATCCAGGATTTCTTGATAAGCAGCATTCTTTACAATAGGAGGAACAAATCCTGCAGCAACTGCAACTATATTTCTTGCTTTTCGTTGATCCGTTATCCATTCAATTGCTTTTGCATGAACTGGTTTTACTTTTACGCCGTCGGGTAGTGCGACATTAAATGTATATTCCGGATCTGGCTTATAGTTAATTTTTATGAGACCGGACAAGGCAGGAAAGGCTCTCTTTTTATCCGAAGCTATTCCGTATTTTCGTTTGACGCATTCTGCTTTCATGCAGTGATGGACAATAGGTTCTTCATTACAAGTATGACCTTTAGTTTCTTTTTTCCAGGCTCTAATTTTAAGTCTAACACGTTCATCATCCCATTCTTTTGAATATTCAAAATAATCTCTTGCAGCTTCTATGACTTTTTGTTCCCAGTCATCTGGATATTTCTTCTTGGCAAAAACCATATAGTTATAGAGAAATCTGTCGCGCCCATCTTTCAATTTTTCTTTACTTAAAGCCTGAAGACAAGGTGGTCCGTCATCAAACTCTTTTGCACCTCCTTGCAGCACACTCTGTACATGGGCCAAAGAAAAATCTTCCAGCTCTTTTACTGTTTTTTGATTTGCTTCGACTACCTGAATAAATTGTTCAAATGTAAACGGTGTACCGTCCAAGTTTAAAGCCGGTCTCTCTTTTTTATCGTAATAAGGTAGATTAATGAAATTTCCGTTTAGGGGTTTTCCATTTTCATCGGCGCCTAATTCTGTTTGTTTTGGAAATATTTCAGTGGAAGGAGATAGATTAAATGTAAATAGTAAAGTATTTAAAAAATTTCTTATAACTGTTGCTTTTGCCGCTTCCTTTAAAAAAACATATAGATGTAAACCACCACTTTTAGATCTGCATGGTATGATAGGCAAGTTGTGTTTTTTGATTTTATCTAGGAATTCCTTTGGACTAAAGTTTTTATATTGAGGATCAACATCAATAGCACCAAATTTTGCCATTCCTTCATCATCACATGCCTGTATTCCAATCGACTTTTCTCCTGATAGATGATCTAAATAATCTTTATCTTTTATGGGTTTTTGTGCCCAACCATAATCCCCTGGTTTGAGTTTTAGTTTTCCAGTTTCTGGATCAATATATCCGTTTTTTACATTGGCGTAGCCAAAGTTTCGTTTTAATCCTGTGAATATCGCTATAAATTTCTTATCTGTCATAATCTTACAAGTTGCTCTGGGCGGTTAACTCTCGCGCCCCGCCCAGCCTTCACTTACGCTCGTAATGAAACTTAGATAGGAGATTCAGTTTGCTTTGTGGTTGTTTCACCATGTTTGACTGAAACATCTCCTTTAGAAATGTTGTCAGCAAACGTTTTAGCTTGTTGATATAAAGCAGCATCCTGTACTGGACCAACTTTACTAACTTCCCAACCAAACCATGTACCTTTATCATTCGACTGTTGCGTCGTTTTTAATTGATAAATGTGGCTAAAAGATGCCGGTGTAAATAATCCATTTTTTCCTTTAAGTCTAATACCCACAACCATGCTATTCCATTTTCTACTAATTTTTAGTTGAGTAGATTTCATAGCTATTAAAGCAGTAGATGGACTGTTTCCACAGACTATTACAAAATGGCTTGCTGTTTTTTCGATATAATTTCCGTTTGACAATCTATCTTTAAAAGATGAATCCCTTGTCGTTTTTGTCATAATATCACTAGAAGATGGATGAATTGCAACTGGAGCACCTGAACCTTCTCCACGTTCTTTCCATTCAATATATTCTAATTTATAATGACATGGAATTACTTGAACACCTTTTACACCATCAAATAACTCACCAGTAACGGAATTAAAAATCATTCCCGGTTCAGCATCCTTAACATATTTACCATCTCTTTTATTTACCTCAGGAGATAATTGTCCTAAGATTTTTAAGAAAGGTAGGGCTAGATCCTCATGTCCAATATTACTTAGACCTTTTCCAGAATCCTCTTCAAGATTGACGAGGGCTGGAGCGCCAGCTTTTTCTTTTTTCACTATTTTTGTATCATTTTCCATGTTTCTTATTTCCTTGTTATTTTGGTTCTGTTTCCTGCGAACACGTTAAATAAGTCAGAGGGCATATCCTGTCCAGACTCGACACGCTCCCTGACTAATGCTTTAAGTGTCATGGGCTCAACCTTTAATTTCTGGACGGGTTGATACCCTTGACCTTGTGCAAGGT